AAGTTTTATAATAATATCAAAGATCCTGCCTGGCCAGAAGTAAGCAGTTCTCTGGATTTTTTTAAACTACCAATTCATATTCAACAAGAATGTATCAATGATTTTGGCTATACTCCACCTAAACAATAAACATTTATGCCCTACGCAACAATCGTAATTCGAGACGAAGTAAACATTAAAATTGAAGGGCTTGAGCTTGATGCTCGTAGGGCATTGGTTACGGCTTTTAAATATGACGTTCCTGGTGCCCGTTATTTGCCAGCGGTCCGTCTTGGACGTTGGGACGGCAAGGTTAGCTACTTCCAACTTGGCGGCAGCACTTATGTGAACCTGTTGCCAGAGATTATTCCTATCCTAGAAAAATTCAACTATGACATTACCTTGGATGATCAGCGAGACTATTCTACTACATTTACTTTTGAACAAGTAACTGAACAGACATTCAGTCATATCGTGTGGGGAAAGGGTCATCCATTGGAAGGCAAACCAATGGAGTTGCGTGACTATCAAGTAGAGATCATCAATAACTTCCTTGAGAATCCACAATGTATTCAGGAGATTGCTACAGGTGCTGGCAAGACTGTTATCACAGCCGCATTGTCAAACGCAGTAGCACCATACGGTAGAACTATTGTTATTGTTCCTAACAAGAGCCTAGTAACCCAAACAGAAAAAGACTACATCAACATGCAACAGGATGTTGGTGTTTACTTTGGTGATCGCAAGGAGTGGGGACGCCAGCATACTATCTGTACCTGGCAAAGTCTAAATGTTTTGTTAAAGAATACAAAGAATAGCGTAGGCGATGTCACCATAGGTGAGTTCTTAGAAGATGTAGTATGTGTTATTGTTGACGAAGTTCATATGGCCAAGGCCGACGCACTTAAGAGCTTGCTTACAGGTGTTATGAGTCGTATACCGTTACGGTGGGGACTTACAGGAACCATACCCAAAGAACCATTTGAGTTTCAAGCCTTGAAATGTAGTCTTGGGCCAGTAATTAATCAACTCAGGGCCAGTGAGTTACAGGATCGTGGTGTATTAGCCCAATGTCACGTGAACGTGGTACAGTTAGTTGATCACGCAGAGTTTGCCAACTATCAAAGTGAATTAAAGTTTCTATTAGAAGAACCTGACAGACTTAAAACCATAGCACACCTTATAGCACAAGTTAATACTACAGGTAATACGCTGGTGTTAGTAGACCGTGTAGCAGGCGGACATGCACTAGTAGACTTGCTAGGTGACCAGGCTGTGTTTGTTAGTGGTGCAACCAAAGCAAAGGCAAGACAAGATGAATATGATGAAGTGGCGACTAGTACTGGAAAAATCATTGTGGCCACCTATGGTGTTGCTGCTGTGGGTATTAATTTGCCTAGGATCTTTAATCTTGTTCTTGTTGAACCTGGCAAGAGTTTTGTCCGGGTCATCCAGTCGATCGGCCGCGGAATACGAAAAGCTGAAGATAAAGATCATGTCCAAATCTGGGACGTCACAAGCACCTGTAAATTTGCCAAACGACACTTGACCAAACGCAAACAGTTTTATCGAGAAGCCAACTATCCGTTTACACAAGAAAAACTAGAATGGAAATAAAGGTTGCAAACTACAAAAAATATGTTATAATAAATTCATGCGTATACTTACATTAGACAATACACCATTTGATTTAGATCATCTGCCCGAAGAAGTAGATGACATGCGATTTGCTATATTTGACAATAGCGATCCTAAAGACCCAGACTATCATTATATTCCCTTGATCTTTTTAGAAAGTTTTACAGCACCTGCTCTAGTTTTACGCATTGGCGAACACAGAGTGCGTATGCCTGTGGACTGGCAAATCTTAATTGGCGAACCTGACCTGGGCGATCTTGAAGTGTTGCCATTGACCAGCATCAATGATCGCGGATTTAAAGCGTTCCAGTTCAACCCTCTTAGCAGTTTCCGTCCCAGTTTCCTAGACATTGAAATCATTGACGTGTATCAAGAAGTCACATGGTATGCTCCTAAGTTAAAAAATGGTCAAATGCTATGTGTGCCCCTAGGCACTGGTGAAAAGCCTGACTGTGTGTATTTTGTTAAAGATATTAGTCGTAACTGTGAAGTGGTAAACTATAATCAGGCTTGGTAGTGGAAAAACTGTCAATACAAAATGAAATGATGTGTTTTGATCGCAAGGATCGAGACTTTTATTCCAGCCTCACTGACGAAGAACGCAAAAAGTTTAGCAACTTCCTAATGATACGCTGGGGATCAAGCATCCAAGGTAGTGCAGAACTGCAACACTACTATTTGCAAAGTAGTAATCACTATGTTAACAAACATTTCTTTGCTATTAATCGCCATCCTAAACTACAATGGCTATGTGCCACAGCAGTAAGCCCAGGGCTAGGAACACAACGTCATCAGTGGATTGCTCCTAAGAAAAAAGAAGCCGGTGCTAGTGGTATTCGAAAACAAATTGCTGAGTTATTCCCACATTTAAAAGATGACGAAGTTGAGCTTATGTCTAAAATCAATACTAAAAAAGACATCGATGCCTATGTCAAACAGCTAGGGCAAGAAGTTAAGAAATGAAATATACCTGTCAGTATTGTCGGAAAGATTTTGTTAAAGAGTCTAGCCTTGCGGTGCATTCATGCGAACCGCGTCGTCGTCGCCAGCAAAAAGATGAAGCAGGAGTGCGCCTAGGGTTCCATGCTTATATAAAATTCTATGAACTTACCCAAGGCAGTGCCAAGTTAAAGACCTATGATGACTTTTGCGAAAGCCCTTACTACCGTGCCTTTGTAAAATTTGGCCGGTACTGTGTGGATGTGCGAGCAATTAATCCAGCACGTTTTACTGAGTGGGTACTAAAACAAAATAAAAAAATTGATCACTGGTGCAAAGATTCAGTGTACACAGAATATCTTTTAGATTATCTGCGTATAGAAAATATTAATGATGCATTGGCCCGTGCCATGGAGTTTGGCATAGACTGGAGTGAAAAATCTGGACATCCTGCCGAAGATTGCCTACGTTATGGCAATATTAATGCCATGGTCTATGCTGTAACTGCGGGCAGAATTAGCCCTTGGATCATTTATAATTCAGACTCTGGACAAAAGTTTTTGGCTGAACTAGATGCTACACAGATAGCCATGGTATGGCCTTACATTGATACAGACTTTTGGATAAAGAAATTTAAGGATTATCCAGCAGATCAAGAGTATGCAAGAGATATTTTGCAGAAGGCAGGTTGGTAATGATTTATATTGACTTTCAAGGCGGCACTCATGGCAACTATTTAGAATTTGTTTGCAATAAGTTCTTGGCCAATATTAATACCGTCGGAGACCCGTTTAATATATTAGGAGCATCGCATAGTAAAAAGTATCTTTCTAAAAAGATTTTTAGCGCAAAACACTATTTTGAATATCGGGGTAAAAAAACAGTTATTGAAAATAGTAAAATAATATCAATTCAAATTGTACCAGACGATTTATTATTGCTATCATCAATTAGTTTACTACGAGCTGGAGATCATAACATCGACAACAACCAACTTGAAATTAATACTTACACTAAATGGAACAACGACGATTATCGATGGGTGTTAGACAATCTATTAAATAATTTTTTTCAAACACAAATACAAGAAAGCTATACTGCTGTAAAAGATGACAGTTGGCCTCTTGTCACTAATTTTAATGATTTTAAAAATTTACCCAGTTGGATACAAGATGAATGCATTAACATTCATAACTTGCAATTATTAGAATTAACTCCAGAGTCTCCGGATTGCCCACGTCGAGTATTACGAGAATTTTTTAAGTTAGGTTTTAAATATCCTGAACAGGCAGGGTTTATAACTCAACAACAAAAAATGACATATGAAAGTACCAATAATGTTTATATTTTTCCATATGCATGTTTTTATGATACAAACTCATTTATACAAGAACTTACAAAAATTGCTAATTGGGCCGGATACACTTTTTTACCCGATGTCGAATTTTACGATTTACACAATAGTTTTCTACAGCGGCAACCTTATAAGGATTCTAAAAAATTTTGTGATCAAATATTAACAAAAATATATAATAATGAACTATTTGAGTTTCCAAAGTTAGATCTTTTACAAGAGAGTTACTTGACTGCGCATATAGAATTACATTATAATGTAGAATTGCCAAATAACAATATTTGGTTTATAAATAGTCAGGAAATTTTAAATATTAGTAGTACTTACTAAGGTGGCCTATCATTACGTCTAATACTCAAATGTCCGTGCACCAACACTGGGACCCACTAAAAACTTGCATAGTTGGTCGTAGTTATCCTCCTGAATTTTATTCATGGATTAAGATTCCTCAT